GGGGTCATGACTTTTTCGTCAATAGGGGTCATGACTTTTTCGTCAATAGGGGTCATGACTTTTTCGTCAATCCAAATCTTTCTCCCCTTGATTTGCTTGCCATCGTAAACCATTTCCAATTTCACAAAACCAAGTTCAGAAAGATGGCTTATCCATCGGCTTACAGTCTCTTTCGTGGTCTCGTACAGGTCGGCAAAATAGCCGTTTGACGCGGTGCAATATCCAAACTTGTTTGTCAGAGCTGATATTTCTGCAAAAAGCAAACGTTCGGCAGGCTTCAGGCGTTTTTCATACCGCACATAGGCGGGCAATATCGCGTAAAAATTAGGCTTTTCGTTGGTTTCCATCATCAACCCCTTTCACTTCTTCAACCCACTTATCCAATGCTTCCTGCGCCTTGCCCACGTCTTCGGCTTGCATATACGCCAGCACCAGCAATCGGGCGTCGTGTATTCTTTGTTCTCGGCTCATGGTTCGATTCCTGACTTAGCTATCGAGTAAAACACCACCGGATTCTTACAGTTGCCGACCTTGAATTTAGGCTTGTTGAAAACAAAGCCCCTGCTTTCCAAGTCGATAATCCGAGAACATAACTGCGTGATATTCAAATATTTTGCCGCTTCCAAAGATGTGATGTGTCCGTTTAAGCGGATATACGCGACAATCTTCTTGCATTGCGTTTGTTTTTGGTTCATAATCGCCTTTCGTCTTACCTGAATCGTTTCCTCGCAATTCAGGGGAATTGCCCGCCTCGTGCGGGCTTTTCTTCTTTATTTTTCTGATACGTCATCCATCGACATGATGATGCGTGTGTTCAAAATAGCGAGGTATGAATCCATCGCTTTTTCCTGCTCGACCAACAAATTGCGGTCTTCTTCAGCAAGGTTTTGGAATCGCTCCGATTGAATGAATACACGCAGTTTTCCCAATCGTTCTTCGAGTTGCGCATACTCGATTGTCAGACGGTCTTTGAAAGTTTCAGAAACCCGATAGGCTTCTTCAAACTGTTTCTTTGGCGACCATGAGACGTAGCCGTTAAATTCCTTGACGTTCGGCTCGCCGTTTGGATAAACGACCAGGTAACCGTCGTCGGCGGGATTTTCGTTTTCCGGCACCTGCCAGCCGCGCAATGCGTTGTAATCGCCGCGATTCATCGGCGTTGCCTGCACTTCTTTTGTTCCGATGTACTGCTTCATTTTCTTTCCTTTCTGGTAAATTGCGGATGACTTCCGCTTCAATTCGTTTATATTTAATCAACATCTGAAAGATGGCTAAACAAGTAAATGGATATTCAATCTGAAGGGAACTTTTTGATCTCATAAGAAGTTACTTCCCCATCTTTCTCCTCAATATAAATTTCTCGTTTATATTTCAGAGCTTTACATATTGCGGACTGCGTAACGCCAAGCAACTCCGCTGTTTTTACTTGCCCATTTTTACTTACATATTCCAGCAATGTGGTTTTCGTCATAAATACCTCCTATACTCAAATTATAACCGCCCGTAATTTTAAATGCAATACGGGCGGTAATTATGTTTTATATAAAACTTCCAGTAATATTATTTAAAAGAGGTTTTTTATGAATATGAAAAAGCGCGAAATTTCAGATATCGAGAAAGAAGAGTGCAAGCTTCTAAAGCAACTTTTCAATGATAGAAAAAAGGAGCTGGGTTTATCACAAGCAAAAATTGCTGGCTTGATGGGGGTTACACAAGCAGCGATAAACCACTACTTAAACGGGACTAACGCATTAAATGCGTCTATTGCAAGTGAATTTGCAAAAGTATTAGGCGTTCCTGTCGGCAGCTTTAGCTGGAGACTGGAAAAAGAAATTAACGAGATGTCAAACTCACTAATAATATCTGGTGGTGTTATAAATGGCGCACTTCACAATAATATTGGAGGCGTACACAACAACACCAGTTACACCCTGAATCAAAATTCTGTAAGCAAGCCAACAAAAGAAGAGCTTAACGACGCAGACAAGCACTTTTTAAAATCAATGCCGCTTTTGGATATTGATATAGCTGTTCGTCATCTCGCTAATCCTGATAAAGATAGGACACAAATTCAGGGCGATGGGGACAGGGCGGCGACATTTATTCCACACTCGGGGCACACCGTCGGCGTCCGCATGGCTGACGACGTGGAGTTTGCCGGTATAAAACGCGGCGATATACTGATAGTAGAGCCGCATATCCCGCCGAGAGATAAAGACCTGGTGCTGATTTGTATCGACAATACAGGCTACCTGCGCGGCATGGTGGGCAGGCTGTCCATTGCGATTGATGGGACGCATACCTTTATCTACGATGGCGGCTCAGGCGTTCCACTGCCTGATGGAGCGTTTATTGCCGGAGTAGTCGTAGAAGTGAAACGAAGGTTGATACCTACCGATATTTTACTGAGTAGGCTAAACCCTGATTACAAACCTAAAATAAAAGGGGTTGAATAGAATGACACAAGACCAAATTGCACTGACTGTTTTTATTGCTGCCGGCGGCACTATTGCGTTTTTTATTGGAAAATTCAAAATAGCCGAATGGAAGTCAAATCGAGAGACTAAACAAATGAAACAAGAAACAACTAAAGATGAGTTGGATGTGAGCGGCGGTGGCTGCCTAATTATGGCGGTTGTCTTGTTGTTTGGGTTATTTCAAATATTTATAGGACTTGCAGGCATTGAAGACGAATTTGGATTTTGGTGGATGATCGCCGCCATTGCCGCTCTATCTATAGCGAGACTAACCTTTCCAATCTCAATCGGCGTTTTCTATTATGCCGTCAATCAATGGGATTGGGATTGGTACTGGGCGGCGTTATTCGCTTTTCCAATGGCAGCCTTGCAGGTTATGGCATATTCCGCAGACGCAATAACATCGGTAATGAAAATGTTTCGCAACAGATGATTTTAAATCCACTTGCCAATCATAGATTGGTTATTTGATTATAGCCCAACATAGCCTGCCGTTTTAATGGTGGGCTATTTTTACTTGAAGTATTACCTATGCAAACCGCCTATATAGGCGGTTTTTTTATAAAATTTATCTACATAAAATCATAGTGTTATATTTTTTTAAATAAAAATATTACCGCAGGTATTTACTAAATTAAAAACCGCTAGTAATATACACCCATCGAAACAAAACAACCAACCAAAGGAATCAACATGAAACATATCGCAAACGCCATGGCATTCAACGACTTCTCAATCGCCCAAGAGAGCACTATCGGTCAAATCTTTGAAACAGGTCGCGGCAAGTCAAAAAAATTCATCGTTAAACAAGTGTACGGCGGCTTATCAAGAGAGTTCAAAACCTATTTGGAAGCGTGCCAAGCAGTGATCAACTCACAACCGACAACATTTGTTCGACCAGTATAACTAAGTTTATTACCCAAGCCGCTTCAAGTGAGGCGGCTTCAATAAAAAACTTAACTTGTTCTTTAAAAATCAGGAAACGCAGTAACCGCCCTTCAGGTAGGCGAGAGCCGATAGGAAGACATGGATAGGCATGGGGGAAGTCGAACAAACGGTTACAGGCAGGCGGGAAGCCGAAAAGACAATAACCCGCAGCGCAAACAGAGCCGCTTTGAAAGACAGGCGGCTTAATCAAGGGCTTGGGCGAGCTACCGCCAACGCGGAGGCACAAAGCTGACTACACACGGCAGGGCAACGGCACGCGGAAACGGTAAGCCCCGACCCCTTGATTAAGACAACAGCGCGAGGAAATGCAAAATGCTTGATTTAAGCGAACACATCAACAACAAAGCCCGTTGGGTAAAGGGCGAATTTGACGATAAGGTCGAAGCAGGTTTTTCAGCTTCCCAGCTTTACAGAGACACCATTGAGACGATTGGATTTGTCGGCGGGAAGTTAGGGGCGGCGACAGAAAAAGCCATGTTTTATTACTTTCCCGACGGCACGAAACTGAAAATCACATCGTCCCCGTCAATCAAATGCGAGGTCATTGAATGATTTGCGAACCGATTACATCCGACTGGGGCATGGCAGGCGAGGACGCAGCCTACACGAGAGCGCAGGCAATCAGCGAGGCGAAGCAAGAAGCGTTTGCCGCACTGGAAGACGAAATCGAATATCTCGTCATGAAAACAGCGTTTGAGTACCGCGAAGCCCTCAAACAATGCCAAGACGAAACCCCGCACCAGTGGGAGTACAGAATGGGCCTGAGAGATGGAGCCGCGTGGATTAGCGATGAAATGATGGAAGTGATGGAGGAGGCTATCGAGGACGACCATTACTACACACGAATCGAAAATCTCGATTTTTACGCAGACCGATTTATCGAGCAGGAAAAGATTAACGCCGCCTGACGCGGCAAAGAATACCCATGAAGTGGATAGAGTAGGCAGACCGTAAGTCGTGAGTGGGGACGCCTCGGTGGTTTTGAAAATTTACACCGCATCAAACCACGACAATGCGCGGGCTGCGACTCCTTTGGTGGCCGCGGCGCAGGTTGAACGAAGAAGCAGCCAGCCCGCCGAGTTTAGTAAGGAAGATTCGGCGGGCAATCCCAAACATCATGAATCAGCGAGGAAACCATGAAATACACAGCAATCATCATCGCGTCAGCAGCCTTTGCATTTTGTGTGCAGGCATACGCGAAAGCTCAGGCATATATGGACTACACGACAGCTTCGTCAATCGGCGTTGACGCTATCGACCCATACGAAAATATCCGCGACGAAGTTGCCCGCCATGAAATGCAGGAAGCAGCGCGAGTAACGCGCGAAAACGAAGCCGTAATAGCAGAAATGTACGAACAACTGAATGCCGGCGAAAGAATGCGCGGCGACGCGGAGGCGACGAAATGAACCATCGACCATACGGATTGGCTGGCAGCCTGTCGGCAAAAGTAAAAGGTTTTATGGGTTTGCCGCGCAGCCTTAATGTCGTCATGCGAAAAGTCAAAGGCGGTTATCAGGTCGGAATCATGCCCGACGGCTACAACAAGGTTACGTTCCGATCCGATAAGGCAAAACGTGCGGCGTTGCAAGATGTGCAGGTTTTCAAAACCGAAAAGGCGGCGCAGGCGTATGTAGATAAGCTGCTTACAGGGGCGTAAAGGAGGGGTGAGTTATGAGGATTCGTTGTTCTACCATCGCCGACGTCATCGGCAAACCAAAAACCAAAGGCGAGACCATCACAGAGACCGCCAAATCAAAACTGATAGAGATGGCAAAGCGTGAACTGTTCGGCTTTGAATCTTTCGACGGCAACGCCTATACCGAAAAGGGCGATCTGATGGAAGAAACCGCCATCAAATACAGCGGACTGGTACGCGGCAAAGAGTACCGGAAAAACATCGAACGGCGCGTCAATGACTGGCTGACGGGCGAATGTGATGTTTACGATTCAGACGACCGCCTGATTGTCGATACGAAGTGTTCATGGGACATCGGGACACATCCATTTTTCCGCGATGAAGCCGAAAAGAAAGCCATCAAAGCAGGCTACGACTGGCAGATGCAAGGCTATATGTGGCTGTTCGATTGCGACCGCGCCGACATCGACTTTTGGTTATTGCCCACGCCTGAAGATTTGCTGAAACCGTGGGAAGACCGCGAGAAATATATCAATCTCGTAGAAGCCATCCCGATTGAGAAGCGCATCACGACCGTAACCGTCATGCGCGATGACGAAAAAATCGAACTAATCAAAGAGCGCGCAACAGCCTGTCAAGCCTATTACGAAACGCTTTTGAATCAATACAAATAAGGATTTTAAAAAATGAGTATCGCCCAAAACCAAGCAGTAGCCCTTGCAAAACAATTCAACATTCAAGGTGATCCGCAAGAGCTAGTCCAAACACTCAAGGCAACCGCCTTTAAAGGCAATGCGACAGACGCGCAATTTAACGCCTTGATGATTGTATCAACGCAATACGGCTTAAACCCATTCACAAAAGAGATTCACGCATTTCCCGATAGACACAATGGCATCACGCCAGTTGTCGGTGTGGACGGCTGGGCAAGAATCATCAATAGCCATCCGCAATTTGACGGCATGGAGTTTACTGCCGACGCGGAAAGCTGCACTTGCAAAATCTACCGCAAAGACCGAAGCCATCCAACGACCGTAACCGAATACATGGAAGAGTGTAAACGCAATACCCAACCGTGGAACGACCTCCCGCGCCGTATGCTCCGACACAAAGCCATGATTCAAGCTGCGCGCTTGGCGTTTGGTTTTAGTGGAATCTATGACGAAGACGAGGCGCAGCGTATCCAAACGCCTGAGACGCCCAAAGAAGTAAAAGCAGACCCTGAGTTAGATAGTCTGATTGCTGACGGCGAAGCGGCGGCAAACAAGGGCGTCGAGGAATACAAAAAATGGTTTACCGATATTGGTGCCGCAGGTCGTCTGAAGCTGGGCAGTGAGAACCATGAACGGTTTAAGCAAATTGCCGAAAACACTATTACGGCTGACGTAGTAGAGCCAACCAAGCCCACGCCGACCGAAGAAGAGTTTTCGGCATTGGTGGAGGCAGTATCTACCGGCATGAAAGAAGTTTCCGAAGTGCTGGAAACCTACAACCTGACCGAAGAGCAGGCAGTAGAAATCAACGCCCTGTAATGAAAATTTCAGGCGACCTGAAAAGGTCGTCTGAATCGGAGATGAAAATGGAAAATCGTTTAGACACCTTGAAACAATACAAAAGCGAAATTTTTGAATTAAAGAAAAAACTAGCCGAAAAAGAAGCCGAATATCTTGATGTAGGCAAAGAAATTTTTGAACAAGATACAGGGTGGGAGTTTGGTAAAACCATTCTCGCCAATAAAAATGGTCCGGTAAAACTGAAAATCTTACTCAACTTTGCAGAACTGCGCGACGGCGAATTTACCGCAATCGGCAATGTTATGAATAAAAACGGCGGGGTATCCAGTCAACGACGAATTATCACCGTTGATGGATATGAAGAATTTAAGGACGACTGAAATGTTTTCCGTTTTCGGCAAATGCCGTCCCAAAGAAGAGAAACGGCGGCGGCTTGTATATGACAAAGAGCAGTCAAAGTGGTACGAGGACACCCGCAAATGGAAGCGGCTAAGCAACAGCCGCTACCAAATCAGCCCTGAATATTCGTCGATTGAAACAGCAGAGGAGTTTATCAGGCTGTCGGCAGGTAATCCCGACATCCACATCGTCGGAATCAGACAGGCACAGGAAGTGAACGGGAAGACCGTTTGGAAGCCTGTAAAAACAGTTTTAAAAGGAAGCAAAAATGCTGAATAAAGTAATCCTAATCGGACGGCTTGGTCAAGAGCCAACTATACGCTACATGCCAAACGGCGAGGCGGTTTGTAATTTCAGCGTCGCAACAAGTGAGGCATGGAACGACCGCAACGGGCAACGTCAAGAGCGTACCGAATGGCATAACATCACCATGTACCGCCGCCTTGCTGAAATTGCCG